ATCTTCACATTCATTTAAATACATCATCCAGACCAACATTCTTTTTGTACTCTCTATACCACCTCTTTCAGCATGCCAACCATTATATGCATGACCCTTTGGATATACTTGATAATTAAAGCCAGGGTCCATTTTAAATGCACCACCTTCGTTTAGCATAGGATATGAATCTTTATAATTGTCTAATGCAAATTGAATCCATTCTAACATATAATTCATTTCTGGCACTTGTAAAGTAGGCCAAGTTATATCATTTTCAATACATTCTTTATAAGCATGAGTTTTACCATCCCAATTTTCTACTTCACCAGTAGCAGAGTTCATAGTAGCACCACCTCGCAATTCTAAAGAATTAGCCCAAGCAATAGCAGGGTCTATAACATCATCAGGTGCATAATAACCCTTAATGAATAAGTCATCCTGTTTGTTAATTTCATGTTCTCTAATCATCTCACATGCCATAATTTATAATATTATATAGTTATTTATACAAGTTTTAGATGTGAAAAGGGGCGTTCATCACGCCCCAATTCGTTTTACTATTGAAAGTAAAGATTACATTAAGTTTGCAACCTGTACTCTACGGTAGTATCTGTTAGCGTTTGCAGAACCACTACCGTTAATAACAGCAGCGTCGCCTGTACCAGCTTCAGCAAATGGGTTAGCTTGTAAACCATATCTGGTTTTAAACCCAATTTTTGGTTGGAAAGTATCTTGACCAACAGCACGGACCATTTGTAATGGTACATACGGACAGTAGAACATTCCACTATCATATGGTGAAGAACCTTTGTAACCTACTACAAAGTATTGTTTAGCAGTGTTATTTGCAGAATATGGGTCAATATAAACTTTATATTTACCATTCAGAACACCAGCAAAAGTATTACCTGTGTCATCAACATTTAGATTGTTGTTTAACGCAGGAGCGTAATCTAATACACCAGCCATTTGAAGTGCAGAAGCAACATCAGATGAGCAGATTATCATATTACCTTTCCCTCTACGAGTTCTTTGTGCAATAGCATTAGCTTCTCTTTCTACTTGGAACATAAGTCCTTTGAATCTTTCAACACTCCAACGACCGTTAGAATCTGTATCAAGGTCAAATATACCTTCACTAGTTGTATTAACTGTTCCAGTATTTGCAGAAGCACCTTTTTCAGCGTTTTTGTAGATAGTTCTAACTACTTCACGGTTGATTTCAGCTAGAATTTCACTTGATAAAATATTAGCAAGTTCAGTTTCAGCGTCAAGTCCATGAATCGCTTTCAAGTCTTGTGCAAGTTCCATTGTGTATTCAGCTTTCAACGCTCTTGATTTAGCAGTTACAGTTGATTTCTCAATACTGAACGCCATTTCAGCAAACGCATTACCTGAATCTTCACCTAGAGATTCAGCCGCAGCTGTACTCATACCAGTACCAGATGTAAAGGTACCAGGTGAACCGTCATTTAAGACAGCAGGGTTAGTTCCAGAGTGAGCTGTTTCTGAGAAACCATCAACAGCAGAACCAGTCGCATTACGACCAGAAAAGTCTGTATCAGCTTCATCAAATAAAGCCTCTGTGCCACTCATGTTAGTATATCTTGAACGCATTGCAAAGATAAGACCTGTTGGTCCTGTCATTGGTTGTACGCCACAGATATCATAAGCAATAAGATTTGGCATAGCTCTTCTTACTAAAGAAATTAGGATAGGATCCCAATTACTTACACCAGAACCAGTTTGGTTAGTTGGTGTTTCAGCAAGGAAAGCTTGGTCTTCTTTAAGAGCCCTTTCTTGGTTCTCTAAGATGACTGAAGTTACGGCACGCTTATAACTATCCTTTACTTCAGGAAGTTCCGGATGGTCTAAGACTGGCTGCCATTTCTTTTCATAAGTTTCCGATAAGTACATATCTTCTTCTCTCCTTTGTTTAGTTACTTAGATATTTTAATATCTTTTGTTTTACTAATTGCGTTGGTATATGCAGCCATAGCATTCGATAAATCTTCGTTAGAATTTTCATCGCCCACCGCAACATCATCTATGTCTGTGTTATCCACAGACTTCTCAGCTTTTTGCCCAAAGTAAGATTCCTTAATGGTTTCTACTTTTTTTGCAAAATCTTCTTCAGAAGAATACTCAACTCCTTCTACGAGACTGTCGAATTTTTCTTTAGCTGTATCAGCTAAGTCTTTAGAATTTTCATCAATGATTTCTTGGCGTTTATAGCCACCATTAACTTTATTCATTTCAACATTCTTCTCAATTTCTTCGTTAAGTTTTTTCTCTAATCCCTCAATCTTAGAAGCTTGGTCTTCAAGAACATCATATTTCTCATCTGGGACATCAATATAGTGGTCTTCAAATAATTTTTTGAGTCCACCGATGAAGTCCTCAGCGATTTCGCCCTTAATACCTCTTTCTAGTGCTAACTTGTTTTCTTTCATCCATTCTTCAACAACATAGTTTAAGTATGAATCAACCTTTTCAGTTAGTTCAGATTTAGATTTTGAGATTTCTTCTTCAAATTTAGTATCATATTCAGACTGTAATCTCTCTTGTTCTGCTTTTACTTTAGAAGTAATTGCAGCTTCAAAGATTGTAGCAGCCTTTGTTTTAAATTCTTCAGATAGGTCAGCGTCTCCTACTAAAGCGTCAATATCAGATTTAATGTCTAAAGCGTCTTCTTCAGTTTCTTCACAATGAGAAGCTTTAATAGATTTTTTATATCCAGCCTTCATGTGTTTACCTTCTTTTTCCACTTCTTCTTCTTCAACATCTTTTTTGATATCTTTCTCTTTAGATTCAACAACCTCATCTTCAGATTCAGCTTCTTCATGGTATCCAGCTTTCAAGTGTGATGGTTCCCCAGCTACTTGAGCACTTTTAGATACTGTGTCAGAAACTTGTTTAACTTTCTTCGTACCGTCAGCAGAATTACTGTCTGTTGGTTTAACAACAGGTGCGCCTAAATCTTCAGCGTCATTTGAAAGATGACTAGGTTCAGCTGCAACAGCATTCTTTTTAGGAGCGTCAGCGTTTGGATTCGCTGAAGCTTCTACGATAGCGTCAGTTATTTTTTCTGATTCTGCCATTGAAAATCTCCTCTTATTAATTGTTATAACAATATAAATTTCTAAACTTTTTTAAGAGTTCAGGTAATATTTATAATATTATAGTTTTCTAATAAACGAATCAAAGATTTCTAGTTTTTTTTCTTCTAGTTGTCTTTTCTTCGTATTAATCACTTCCATCTTCCACGCCTCAATGTCTTTCTCGACAAGGAGACCGTTGTCCCATACCCATTCTTTACCTTCCATAATGCCTTCTACGAAAGCGGCTGGTGCCGAAGGGTCTGCTACAATGTCAGCGGCAGTAGCTAGCATGAAATCATCTTTCACATAGTTAGCGCCGTTTCTTTGCATGATGGAACCCATTCCCCTTGATGATACTCCTAATTGAGCACCCTCATCAATAAGACCTTTTACAATCTTACCATAGGGCGTGTCCATGATTTTAGCTTCACCAATAAAGTTATCACCATCTGGATAAAGTTTCTTAATCATATGAGAAACTCTTTCTAGATTAACAGTAGGTCCGTCAGGATGTCCTAACTCGCCAAATGCACGATTTTTATTGATAAATTCTTTATTGTATCTTGTTACTTCTTTCATTAAGATATCTTTAGGGTATACTCGCCCATTACGATTCTTGATGTTAGACTGTAAAAAAACACCTTTAATCTTGTATTCTTTCTTGCCGTTCTTATCTTCTTCTACAAGATACTCGGCATTTGATACTTCTTCTGAAATTAATTTCATTAGTGTACTCTCTCTCTTTTCTTATATACTATTTATACAAAGTTGTACTTTAAATGCACAAATTTATCTAAATTCTACTAATATAGTATAATTATCACCAGAAACAAAATTTCTAGTTGTTAATAACACATCACCTGTTGGTATTGTAGCATTGTTTACAATGCCATCACCAAATGTTCTTAAATCCCAATGACCTTGTCCGTTAAGCACGACCATTGTTGAATTGGTTGTTCCTCCCCATAATAACTCAACACCAGCATTACTGTTTGTTGTGTTAATAGAATACCATATTCTTGCAAGTACTTTAGTAGCGTCTTCAGTCATTGCATTAGTATTTGAAGCGTCAATCTTCGTAACTAATGATTCACCAGTGCCATCTGATATGTTAGTCATTTTACTAACATGTTTGACACCTGCTATATCAGCAATTGTTTGTACTGATGTTATATCTGCCATAATTTAACTCCTATTAACTATTTTCACCCATATCTACTTTTTGTAGTGTCAATAATGCAAAACCAGATGAAGCATTAGTTGTAATTGCCTCAATGTCTCCACCAGTTGCACCTGTATTAGTTGCTGTATTTTTAATTACAGCACCATAATAATGTCCTGAACCACATAAGTTTATTGCCTCAACATCAGCTGAAGCACCTTTAAATTCTAATTTACATTCTCCTAAACCTACACCATATACAATGTTTGTAATGTGAAGTTTAGCGCCGTTCGTATGTCCACTCAATCCTGAAGCGTCCACGGCTGCAGCTGTTGTAGCGGCGTCGGCGTTCCAGGTGAGTAATACTTTGGCGTGTGTCTTAGTATCTGCTAATATTTTAGTTGTTACTGCCATAGTTTCTTTACACCTCTAATTTTAATTGTTCTCTTACTTCTAATTCTATGTAATCTAACAATGTTTCTTTTGTTATATCATGTGAAGAAACAATTGTCTTCACACAATCCTCTATATTTTCACAAAAGTTATCATCTTGATAACTTCCATTATCATGTCTATTATCTAACATCTTATAAAACTCATTGACTGCCTTTTTCATTTTAGGTGTCAATGACATATAAGCATTTGAATCACTTACATTAAAGTCTTCAAATATATTACTTGTTTTCATCAGTTGTCAAATCTATATCTACTGAACCATCTTTTGCTGTTGATACAGAACCATCTTGTTCAAATGTTCCTGGTTCAGCAATTTCTGGTTTAGGGTCACTAAAAGCTTCTGCCTCAGCAGGTATAGATTGAGCAGTATTAAACATTTGTCCTGCCATCTCTTTTCTTTTAGCGTCTAGTCCAGTTGCAACCTTAGCTCTTAATGCTGTTTTAAATGCTTCACCAGCATTTGCATTATCACCTGTTGCAAGTTGGTCAATAAAAGTTTTTACTTCTTCTGTCATAACTATCTCCTATTAAATTGGGGTATCATCATCTTGGTCTGCTTGTGCAAACGGAGATGAAATAATACCATCATCAATTTCTTGTTTGATTTGTTTATCCATTTCTTGAATTTCTGATTCAGATTGTTTAAGTACATTCTTTCTCATGTATTCTACTGAAAAGTATTTGCCTACCATATCTCTCATTTCATTTACTAATGCGATTCTATCTCTCATCAATTCAGCATGTTTTAATTCGGCGAAATGACCATCTTGTAAGAAATCGTATTGTAAGTTGTGAGAAATTGTATGCCAATCATCTTCAGAAATAACTTTCTTCAAAATTAACTGTGTCTTTAACAAGTCATTAAATAACTCTGTAAATTTCTTTCTTAATCTTTGTACAAACTTAGTAAATTTTAATTCATCTCTAGTTATTTCACTAGCACGACCTAAATTAAACCCTTGTGAAGATTCTAATCTACTTACAGGAACATTCAATGAACGATACAGTTTCTTTTGAAAATATTCGATATCAGCAATTTCACCTAAGTTTTGTCCACCTGGTAATGTTGAGATATCAGTTCCTCTACCACCTTCTCTTGACGGCAACCAAAAATCTTCGAGCATAGACATATAATTTCTATCATCTCTAATTTCACCAGTTGAAGCGTCATATACTAATTTGTTACGATATCTTGCCATAACATCTCTTAGATATTGTTCTGCTTTAACTTTTGGTAGGTTACCTACATCTATTTTAAATATTCTTCTTTCTGGCGCCCTTGCAATTCTGTATATTACAACAGCGTCCTCTATCATTCTGAGCTGATTGACAGGTTTGATTGCCTTATGTAAATAAGACATAACAATATTTTTTTGTTGGTCTACTAGACCACTAGGGCAAAACGATATTGTATCAGGTGCGATTTTAACTCCACCGCCAGATGTTGTACCCGATACGCCCTTTTCGTTAAATAAGTAATACTCTACATATTCATCTACAATATCTAGATTTGCTGACCCTTCAGGTCTTTTCTTTCTTACTTCTCTAATCTTTTTAATTTTTCTAGGGTCGATATATTTAAGTTCTGTAATACCTGTTATAGGTGATTTTCTATCAATAATCTTTTGATAGTATATACGACCATCAACATACCATCTTCTAAAGATGTCATGTCCTTTTGTATTGAAATTCATAAGTTTCAAGATACCAGAAAATTCTTCTTCAATTTTTCTTCTAATATCTTTACCATAAGGTAAAAATTCTGTATTTACTCTTACAGGTTCTTTAAGTTCATTTGCAACAACAGCTTCGTTTACTATATCTTCGACAGCCATATCACATTCAGGATGTAAAGAAATTTCTCTATATCTACGAATGAGGTCTGCCTCAGATTTGGCAGTACCTTCCATGTCAAGGTACTGACCAAAGTAACCACCGGCGGCGACGGTTTGTGTTCCGTCATCCGCCTGGGCTGTTGTGAACGATTGTTTAGGGTCTTCAGTTTTTTTAACTCTCGTTATCTGAAAACCAAATAGTTCAGCCATAATATTTTCCTCTATTAATATTAATAATATTTATACCAATATTAAGTAGTTGTATTTGTATCAAAGTACTGATAATTAAATGTTACATCAAATTCCTCAATTGCATTGTTAGTACCATAGCCTAATGCTATAGAAGCTATTGTTACAGGATGAGCACCTCTTAATGTATAACTTTTAATTGTTGCACCGTTTCTGTCAAGTTGGTCAACAAAAGCGTCCACTTGATAATCAGCAGGATTTGTTAATCCTTCGTTATCAGACATGTTGTTGATACCATTTTGCCATCTTTCAAATGCATTTCTCAATTTAAAGTCTGTGTCATTTATTACAGTAATTGACCAGTCAGCAATTACTCTATCTCCAGCAATTTTAATATCTCTACCACGAAATGGTACAGATATACTACCGATAGTCATATCAGGTAAACTTGTTGCTGAACATAAAAATGCTAGTTCTTCTATTTCACCACCTACTTGAGCGTAACCAGGAAAAGGCATTGTTACCTTAAACTGATTAGGTCTAGCGCCTCCGCCTGATAGTTTCGCTTTAAAATCTGTTATACTTGCCATTTTTTAAATCTCCCTTATCCTGCGACTTCTTCAAATGCTACACCTGTTCTAGTTGCAACAAACTGAAGTTTTATGAAGTTAATTGAACGATTAGGTTTGACAAATATTTCTGCCACAAATTCGTTTCTATCAACAACATCGCCAGTGTTATTTGTATTATCACAAACTACTAAGAAGTCTGTAATACCCCTACGCCCTTGTACTTCTCTTAGAAACGGTTCAACGATTGCTCTAAAGTTAGCCCTTGTAAATTCATCATTAAACTCAAAGAGTTGGAATTTAGAAGCAGTTGAAATCGCTTTTTCTAATGTAATGAATAGTCTTCTTACATTGATTCTATCAAAAGCACTTGGTGATGATAATGCTGTTTTATCTCCAAACAGAACAGTTCCTTGTCCTGGGAAAGTACAAACAGGATTAACTCGTTTCATGTATAACTCATCTCTTTGTGTTTTATTTGGGTTAAACGCAAGTTTAACAGAACCTCTTATATTCCCTCTGTTGAATCCAGCAGGTGAGAACCAAGAATCTGCTACTAAGTCTGTTCTTGCAGATAGACCAGCAATGTCTCCGTTCAAAGGAACGAATCTATACACATCACTATATTTGTCATACATATATTTGTATCCACTATCAAATACACAATAACTAGATGAACTTCTAGAATTAAAGAATGATATTACATTAGTTTTTTGTGTTTCTGAATTTGATATATTTACTACATCTGCTCTTTCTGGACTTGCAAATACAACAGCGTCTTTTCTATTTTCAGCAATTGTAATTAAGTTATCGACATGAGCGCCGTTACCAGAACCAGCAATGATTAAACCAACATCTACTGTTTCAGCGTCTTGGTATTTTTCATATGCAGTTTTTACTTGTCCAGTTGTTGAAGCCGAACCATCAGCACCACCAGATAGTGATTCTAATGTTGGTACTGCTACAGCAGTAAATGTTGTACCAGCTGCGTTTGAGCCCCAATTAGTACCTGCTGTGTTATGGTCCATCCAATATACATGTTCAGATTTTGCATAAATTACATCTGGGTAATAATTAGTATCTCCTTGAGGAGATTTAGCGTCAGCCGCTTTTGATAATTTTTCAAATGTTTCTAAAACTTGACCAGGTACGCCAGTAACTTCTCCATCTTCATCTACTACGACAACATGAATTTCATCATTGACCCCTGAACGCTCAGAAGCATAAGTAGAAGTACCAGGACCAGTACCTACTGAATCATAGTATTTCCATCTTCTTCTAATATTTCCGCCATCGGTTAAAGTTGTGTGTAAACCACCACTTCCACTTTCTTTTTGAACAATTGTCAAAGTATGTGTGTTAATAGCGGTTACTCTATATTGATGTCCATCATCATAGTCATTAGTTGCAGCTGTTGTTGAAAAAGATACAATATCTCCAACCACAAATTGAGCACCATCTGTTGTTACAACAGTTGTATCTCCGACAGCAGTTGAAGCGTCATTTACAGTTGTTACGCCTTCTTCTTCATATGCAGTTGCACTAGGACATGTGGATACCAATAGACTATTCCCATGAGCACCAGCCGTCCTAGCTGCAAAAGTTCCGACAACGCCAGAACCATCAGCATAGTTATCCTGATAATGGGTAGTATTTTTAATCTGTATTCCACTTCCTGATGTAGAAGCGTTTACAAGATTAGTCTGTGCAGCTCGTACTACTCTTAATGAGTTAGAGTATTGTAAAAAGTTAGCAGCTGAAAAAAAGTCTTCAAAGTTAGTTGAATCTGGTTTTCCAAATGTTGCTACTAAATCATTTTCACTAGATATACTTACTATTTCATCTAAAGGTCCTTTACGGAACTCACCAGCAAAAGCGCCGATAGAAGTTGAAACAGCAGGAATAATCCTAGTTAAATCTCTCTCTTGTACGAGAACACCAGGTGATACTTGAAATGCCATAAGGTTATTCTCCGTTAATTTAATATTAAATTAGTGACCATAGTTGTATTATTCATACTCCATAAATAAAAAATTTCACTGCTTCTATTTATAATACTGATAAAGTCTAAACCCTATTCACCCTTACGAGTTACTGGATGCCAGACAGTTCCATACATATCTACTTCAGTTTCTTCACCAGGTTTTGTGATACCATCATCTACAAAACCAAAAGGAGCCATGTCTTGTTCTATAAGATTTTGTTGTTCAACATATAGTTGATTTCTGATATTTGAATCTGTTAGTTCTTTAAAGTAATCTTGATTAGACAACCAACCAAATATAACTAAACACATCATTAAGTCATCATTACTTCCGTCTTCTGCCTGCCATGATGTACCTCTTTTTGAGAATGTGGACATTTCTTCTATGATATTAAAATCATTTACAATAACTTTGTCTGATTCTAATAATGTCTTAATGTTAGAACAGCCTAGTTTCTTAATTGCTTTTGTCATTCTAACACCGAGAGATGACCCTCGACCAGAAAAACCAGAGCCTAATATTTGACCTGCACGACCTCTTTGAGTTGTCATTAACAGATTTTCATATTCACATTCATATTGTAATGTATCTGATATCTGTTGTCCTAAATCATTTACTTCTACTAATACATGTGCCTTGTTATACCCATTACATACTTGTTGTATGATGTTCGGAAAAACAAATGGTTTAACTTCATTGTTTCTATATTTTGCAACAACACGATAAGGCACTTGTGAACAATCAAATATAACAAATGCTGAATAATCTTTAGTTGTGCCTCGAGCAACATCAACAGTACATACATAAGTTTTATCTTTTTCAGGTTTCTCATACATATCTAATCCACCTTTTGATTCTATCGGCAACATATGTGCCATTGATTTAATTTTAGTTGGTGATATTAAAGTATCAACAGAACCTAAGAAATCACATTCAAACTCTTGTTGAAATTGTTCAGCAGAGGTATTTCGTATTGTTTCTTGTTTCCATTTTTCATCTCGACCAGGTACTTCTGACCAATGTACTTCTATTGGAATATAATTATTATTTTTATTCTGAGCGTCTACCCATAGTTTATAAAACATATTCATACCATGAGGTGTAGATACAATTATCATCTTAGTTTTTTGTCCAGAAGATATTGTAGGATATACAGATGAGAAAAACTGTTCGGCAATATTTGCCGGCACGAAAGCAAACTCATCTAAGAATATGATGTTATATGAACCACCACGAATTGCACTTGATGATGTTGAGGCGGCCACAATACTTGCCTTGTTTTCTAATTCAATTGACCCTTTGTTCCAGTTAATTACACCTTGTTGTAACCACTTAGGCAAATTCTCATATGCAAGTTGTAATCTACTTAATATATCTCTAGCAGTAGATGATTTGTTTGCCAGTATAGCAATGTTAGAGTTAGGGTTAAATAACGCATAATGAAGTAAATAAGAGACAATGGTTGTTGATTTACCAGACTGTCTAGGTAATTTACATATTGTAAATCTTTCATCATGCATAGTCTGTACCATGTCTTCTTGAAAGCTGTACATATTAAATGGTACAAGACCTTCATCTAATGATACGATTTGTACATAATTTTTAATAAAATAGGTAGGGTCATTTTCGCATTTACGAAATTCTAGAACCTGGTCTTTAGTAAATTCTACTGGAGTATTTACTTTCTTTAAATTAGGATTTCCTAAATAAGCGTCAGACATAATATCCCTCTATGTGTGTATAACCTAATTTTATAGCAGTAGTAACTCTTTGACTACCCTTAACTACTTTTAATAAATTCTTTTTATATTCTTTACCCAATGCACCAATTGTACCTTGATTTGTACATTTATGCACTTCAATTGGGTTTATCATTTCTTCACCATTTAACATATCTTCTAAAACAAATCCGTGTTTAACAAATGCTAAATCACTTATCTGAAATATCTCTGTGTTTAGTGTTGATGACTTTGCTTTTAGTATCTTCATCTTTTTTTAACATTTTTTGTAATTCAGCAGTTGAACCTACAAACAAAGCATTTTGAATTTTAGTGTCAGCAGTTTTAGGTAATTCTTTTAAATCTTTTAATTTTTTATTTAAATCTTGTAATTTATCAACAGTATCACCTACACTTTTTATTAACTGACCTGCTACTTCATATGCTCTTGGATGTTCTCCTTCTTTTGCAACAGATAATATACCATCTATTGCCTCTTGACCTTTTTGTATTAAATCGTAATACGCCTCTCTGCTGTAATCATGGTCGTTATCAACATCTGTATCTTTATCATCCTTTCTAACGACAGCAGGTGGCTTAGATTCTGGTTTAGAATCTTCAGTTTCTACTCCTAAATATTTGTTTATTATATCATCTGTACTCATATTACTATTTATCATTTCTCCTAGTGAAATGGGGCATACCTGAACCTAATCTTTTATCCCAACCATCATCTGTTACATTTTTTGTTTCTCTATAATGTAAAAAAACTTGACTACAAGACTTCTCTAGTAAAGGT